CATCTGAAATTGACTTAACCACTATCGTGCCCGGTATTTCTTCAATAGATGCTGGATTTGCGGGTTGCTTTAGGTGGGGCCCAGTCAATGATGTAAAATTGATTGATTCAGAAGATTTATTGGTGGAAACATTTCAATCTCCTGACGCAAACACATACATTTCATTTTTAACAGCAGCAAACTTTCTAACGTATTCAAGTGCACTTCATGTTGTAAGGACTTCAAACACAGCAATGAAGAACGCTTCTGCAAGTGGAACTGTTGTTTTAATTTCAAACACATCACATTATCAAGCAACATATTCAGAACAAGAAGGAACACCAGTAACAGCTCAAGGTGATTGGTCTGCTAAATGGGGTGGAGATTTAGGAAACAGTCTTAAAGTTTCCCTTTGTGGCCCAACACGAGCTAACCTCGCATCTGGTAATACAGTAGTTGCTGGAAACTCAGACGTTACTTTGACAGGAACATATGCAATTCATGCTTCAGACAAATCTTTCACAGGATCAAGTTCATTAGCTGGTACTGAGCTCAGAGTCGGAGATGTAATAGCTCTTAGTTCTAATACTTTTGTTATTGTTACAATTTCAAGTAATACTGCAGGAACTGTAGATAGAGATCCAACAACAGGTGCTATTAGTGCAGCCACAACAGTTCGTTACAAAAGATCACCATTTGCAGAACCATCAAGAAATATGGTGGGAACTGTAGCGGTCACAGCAAATGTTGCAACAGTTACAGCAACAGTCGCGACTGCTGGAGCACATAATAGCTGTTCTTTCACCAGACAATATACTTCAGGGGATATTATCAAGATTAATGGTGAAGAAAGAAGAGTTACTGCTGTTACAAATACTTCTTCAATGACTGTTAATCTTGCATTTACTAATACTGCTTCAGCTCAAACCCATTCAAGAACATGGGAATATGCTGGTAGTTTTGACAAAGAACCAGTATCTACAGCACATTCTGCTGCAAAAGGTGCTGTCCATGATGAAGTACACGTTATAGTTGTGGATGAAGACGGAGAGTGGACAGGAACAAGAGAAACAGCATTAGAAAGTTTTACTGGTGTTTCAGTCGCATTGGGTGCAAAATACGAAGATGGTACATCGGCGTATTATGTTGATGCTATAAATCGTAAATCAAAATATGTTTGGTGGATGGATCACGATGCTTTAGGTGATGCTTATACAACTGGTGGAGCGGCTGTACCTGCATGGGGAACTATTGCAAATTCAACAGCAGATTTTGCATCAAGTGCTGCAACTGGTAATCTAATTAAAACACTTAGTTTATCTGGTGGAGTTGATGGTTCCGCTCCTTCTGATGGAGATAAAATCACTTCATTTAATAAGTTTAAAGATGCAGAAGAAGTAGATATCGGATTAATAGTCGGTGGAGAAGCTTCTGCAACAGTCGCACTTCAACTCATTGCAATCGCTGAAGGTAGAAAAGATGTTGTAGCTTTCCTTTCACCAGAACAGGGTGATGTTGTCAATAATGAAGGAAGTGAAGCTGATGATGTAGTTGATTTTAGAAATAGTCTAGGGTCTTCTTCTTACGCAGTTCTTGATTCTGGTTGGAAATATCAGTACGATAAGTACAATGATGTTTATCGTTACGTTCCTCTTAATGGAGATACCGCAGGTGTCACTGCTGCTACAGAAGCAAACAGAGATGCATGGTTCTCTCCCGCTGGTTTTAATAGAGGAAATTTCAGAAATGTAATAAAACTTCCTTTTAATCCAAGAAAATCTGAAAGAGATCAACTTTATAAGAACAATGTCAATCCTGTAGTAACATTTATGGGTTCTGGAACTGTTTTATTTGGTGATAAGACTCTTCTTGCAAAACCTTCTGCATTTGATAGAATTAATGTACGAAGACTTTTCATTATTATGGAAAAGGCTATTGCAAGGTTTGCACGAGCACAACTATTTGAATTCAACGATGATTTCACAAGAGCTCAGTTTGTTGGCGCGGTAGAACCATTCTTGAGGAATGTTCAAGGCCGTGATGGTATTACAGATTTTAAAGTTGTCTGTGATGGTTCAAACAATACTGGTGATGTAATTGATCGTAACGAATTTATAGGTGACATTTATGTTAAACCAAATCGTTCTATCAACTTTATTCAACTAAACTTTGTTGCAGTCCGTAGCGGAGTTGGTTTCTCAGAAGTAGTTGGTTAAAAAGTAGTATAAATAATAGTATATAACACATCTTATAGATGGGGGAAGACGATGGCATGCGAAGGCAGCACTTGTAAAAAAGACTTCCCCATCACATCTTTAATTTTAGTCATCGGGGAGAAATAACAATGGCGTTTACAATAAATGAATTTAGAAATAATGCATTAGCCGCAGGCGGAGCACGAGCTAATCTTTTTGATGTTACAATTTCAAGTACAGCTGCGACAGCAAATTTAGGTGGTGCGGTCGCTGAATTTACCTTTGCATGTAAAGCTGCAGCAATTCCAGCAATGACAGTTGGAGTTGTAGAGGTTCCTTATTTTGGTAGAGTAGTTAAAGTGCCTGGAAATAAGACATTTGACAACTGGACAGTTACCATAATAAATGATGAAGGTTTTGCTATTAGAAATGGTATGGAAAAATGGATGGCTACAATGGGTACTCACTTGGGCAACAAGGTCTCAGCTACAAATGCAAACCTTTATGGTAAAGGGACTGTAAAACAATATCCCAAAACTGGTGCAGCTGCGATTGCAATATACGACTTTATAAATATTTTTCCAGTTAATATGAGTGAAATTACTCTTGGTTGGGATGCCAATGATGCTATTGAAGAATTTACTGTTGAATTTGCGTATGATTACTGGAGTCATAGTGGTGGAACTCCCGGCGGATCTGTCTCGGGCACATCGACATAACTTTTATTATTTTATATTATAATTTAAATCTAACTAGGGGCCGGGGGCGCTCAGTCCCTGACTTTTGGAGTAGTATATGGCCGTTGAATTATTTGGTTTTACAATTGGAAGATCACAAAAAGAAAAGGAACAACAAGATCACGTTTCTTTTGCACTCCCACAATCAGAAGATGGTTCAATAGATGTAGCAGGAACTCCTGGCGGAGCTTACGCTACTTATTTGGATATGGAAGGTTCTGCCAAGAATGAAGCAGAGTTGATCATACGTTATAGATCTATGGCACTTTTTCCAGAAACGGAAATTGCAATAGACGACATAGTAAATGATGCTGTTGTGTCTGACAGAGAACAAGCCCCAGTTTCCCTCAATCTTACCAATGTTAATATTTCACCAGACATTAAAACAAAAATAAACGAAAACTTTAGAGAAGTATTAGGTCTGTTGAAATTCAATGAAACTGGATTTGATACTTTCCGAAAATGGTATATTGATGGACGACTTTATTATCACATCATAATAGACCCCGAAAATCCCAAAAAAGGTATTTTAGAACTCAGACCGATTGATGCACTCAAGATTAGAAAAGTTCGCCAAATCCTCCCACCAAAAGATCCAAGTGAAAATTCTTTAATGCCCGTAGTTGAAGAATACTTTGCATTCAACGAAGGTGGTATGGATGGTAAACAGGGTGGTCAAGTAATGAGAATTGCAGCAGATTCTATTGCATACTGTCATTCAGGATTACTAAACGAAGACAAGAGAATGGTTCTTTCATATCTTCATAAAGCAATCAAACCTCTTAATCAATTACGAATGATTGAAGATTCGGTAGTCATCTATCGTATTTCAAGAGCTCCTGAACGAAGGATTTTCTATATTGATGTTGGTAACCTTCCAAAACAAAAAGCAGAACAGTATCTAAAAGATATCATGACTCGTTATAAAAACAAACTTGTCTATGATGCACAAACTGGTGAAGTTAGAGATGACCGAAAACACCAATCAATGTTGGAAGATTATTGGTTACCTCGTAGAGAGGGTGGAAGAGGAACAGAGATTACTACACTTCCAGGCGGAGAAAATCTTGGTGAACTAGCTGATGTTGAATACTTCCAGAAAAAACTTTACAAGTCTCTCAATGTTCCAGTATCAAGATTAGAATCTGAATCTGGGTTTGTTCTGGGACGAGCTCAAGAAATATCTAGAGATGAAGTAAAGTTTACAAGATTTATTGAAAGACTTAGAAACAGATTTAATCATCTTTTCAATGCTTGTCTTGAGAAACAATTAATATTAAAGGGTGTTCTTACATTAAATGATTGGAGAGCAATTTCTCCCAATCTTTATTATGAATGGCAATCTGATTCACACTTCGCAGAACTTAAAGAAGCAGAGATGTTGAATGAAAGATTAGCCACATTACAGAATATGAACTATGCTGATGAAATTGTTGGAACCTTCTATTCTAAAGAATTTATTAGAAAGAGAATTCTAAAACAAACTGATGAAGAAGTTCAGATGATAGATAGACAGATTGAAGCCGAAGCGGAATCTGCACCACCAGAAGAAGAAGAGGAATCTTTCGTTCCAAAACAGGACAAATTTATGAAAGAAGATATAAAACTCAAAAAAGAGATGAATGACATAATGAAAGGTGTTCTTTCTGAATCATAAAACTAACTTGATATAAATACTATTAACCATTAGAAAAGGATTAAAAAGATGAGTGACTATTCAACCGAAGATATTGTGAAATATTCCATCTCAGGTGATGGATCAAGAGTTAAAGAAGCTATTCATGGTGTAATAGCTAGTAAAATTATGGCGGGTATGGAGGCTAAGAAGTCGGAGGTTGCTCAAGCAATGTTCAATACTGTTCCTGTTTCTCATGACAAACAAGAAGTAGCAGATACTTTCGTTGCTGCAGCTGAAAAAGAGACATCACAATAATGTACACTGTTATATGAAAAAATATAAAGAGTTTCGCTCGGAACAACAATATATAACGGAGGTTGGGCCATTTGCTAGTGCAATGATGACTGCAATGGCTGTTACTGGTCTAGGATTCGCGGGGTTCAAACTCTTTAAAACAGCAAAAGAAAAGATTAAGGGGTACAAAGAAACAAAAGCAGAAAAGAAAGATAATAAAGAGAATGGTGTTTTTGTTCAAATAAAAAAATGGGATGAAAAAAAAGGTAAGATAATAACTCAGTCTGTTGAAATTGCAGCAGCTGGTTCTAGTAAAGCTAATATGTCTAACGAGGACATAGAGAAAAAAAAGAAAGAATTACAAAAAAAAGAAGACCCTAAAAACACTAGAATGCAAACTGCGTATGATGAGAAGGAAAGAGTAACAGGAGATGAAAAAGATGCAGAGGATGAAAAAGATAAAGAGGAACGTGGTGGAATTGAAGATGTAAAAGACGCTGAAGAATATTTTAAAAATAATGGTGAAGCTCCAGCCGGATGGAGAAATGCTGGAAAGAAAGACAAACCAGAATTGATGACAACAAAAGATTATGATAAAGAATTAGAACGTAGGAAAAAAACAAAGAAACAGGGTCTTACACCAGATGAAAAAAAGAAACAAGCAGCTACTAAAGACAAACTGCTGAAACGTATGAATACAGATATTAAGACCCGAAAAATAGAACAACTTTTAAAGTTCGGAGAGTTCATCACAGAAGGTGTAATGAATGATTTACTCAAAGCGACTAAATCTAAGAAAGACAGTGAAATTACTTTAGATGATGGAGCAGATATACCG